TTCACACCAATGCTGCTGATACATCATCCATAAGTCCAGATGTTGCACTGCAGTCAAGTCCTCACGCAGTAGTGCATTGTGTGGTGCTTTCTTTGGGAAGCTAAAGATAGTAGTAGACTCTGGGCGCATGACACAATCCTCAAAGGGTATACCTTGCTCCATCATGAAGGTGGAAAGAGGGTCTTTCTTATCGCCACGAATACGTCTGACATAATAACGACTATGACGTGGATGAATGCCAGAGGCACTATCAACAAGCTGAGACACAGTACCACTAGGTTTAACACAAGTAATAGCAGTAGAGATAGGAATGCCAAGCTCGCCTGCGAGAAGTTTGTTTGTCTCTGCAGCTTCCATCTTAAGTTTTTCAAGAAGAGTTTTAGTTTGCTCAATAGTATCTCCAAGTATTTTGTTATCCAGGATACCAGTCAGTGAGACACCCAACAATCTTTCTTCCTCAGTGTTACGCTGCCATATCTTTCTGAGGTAAGAGAAGTGTGTCATCGTAGACTGATAAGTTCCCAGTATTGTAGCTAAGTTCACCTTACGTTCAAGATCATAAATAGTATCACTCTCTCGAACAACAACCTCAGACAGATTACAGAACTGATAAGGTCTAAGAATAATCTCAGAGCATGGGTTAGTGCCAAACTCTTGGTCAGTATCTCTACGTCCGTTCTTACCTGCTTGAAACTGAGCAGCTTCACGGTTGAAGATACCACGTTCACCTGAGTGACTATGATACAGACTGTTCCACTCGTCCATGAACTGACCAACGTCAGGTCTACGAGCATACACAGCAGAGTTGTTAGCTAACGCACGTTGAGGGTTAGCCTCCCACCACTGACCTGTCTTAGCGTTACGCATCTTGTCATCTTCTAAGTCAGACAGTGAGATCATGGCTGAACGTCTAACACCACCCACTACCACAACCTCTGCTACCTTACACATGATGTCATGGCATTCCAGTGTGGTTAGCTTACGCCCAGAGGCACACTTAAACTTACGCACAACAAACTCAAACAACTCATGCAACGGTTTAGGACCACTGGCTCTACCTCCAAATGTCTTTAGTCTAGCACCAGCAGGTCTTACCTTGTCAGTGTTCCACTTAGGTACTTCACCTGAGTACAACAGGGCTATGACTTGACGTAATGCTTTAGCCCAACCTTCTTTACTGTCTGATACCACAACAGTAGAGTCTGACTCAAACATCATATGAGGTACTTCAGGTAACTTGTCAACGTACTTCTTCTCAACACTGAAGCCAACACCAGTGCCACACAGTAGTATGTACATCGCCTCATCAAAGCACTTAGGATCATCAACAGGTAGGTAGGCACAGTTGTACCCTGCTGTGTTGTCCCTCTCAAGGGCTTTACCGGCTGTCATGATAGACCGCATGGAAGGTACTAACTCTAAGTTCTTAATCGCCTCACGCAGCTCTGAGTCCGTTTGCATAGGTATCGTGTAATTCATCTTAGTTTCTAGATGATTCTTCATGAAGTCCATGTATCGGTCTACTGTTTCAAACCAATTCTCTCTTCGTCCTTCTGCTTCCAGGAAACGTGAGTACCTACTCTTTGCTATATATTCTTGGTAAAAATCCATTAGATTTCCTTCTGTAATATTTCAAATTTATCTTCTACGATGTCCTCGAATCGTTCGAGTATATCCTCTGATGTTAGATTTAATAACTCTATTAGATCTATCTCGTCAAACTGCATGAGCTTTTCTTTGAGTTCAGCTAACGTCAAGTTCACTTTGAATCTCCATGTCTTCTAACTCCATAAGAGCCAGGGTAGCATAGCCACTGATGTCTCTCCACGAGTCCTCATGCAACGGGTCACCATTCAGTATCCTTGATATCTTATTAGCTATCATGTCAAGACTTTCTTGAAGAGGTGCTGGCATGGTGCTGTAGGTAGGAGACTCCCTAATTACTTTCTTAAGGTCTTGACTGATCTGAAAATAATTCAACCCGTATATACCGCCTCTTTCTGATAGTTTGTCTTTAATTTCCATATTGTTTCCTTAAATAATTTAGACTGATTGGCATCTCATCAAAGCTGCCGTTGTTTACTTCGTTAAGCATCCATACGCCTGACCAGCTACCGTTAGTCTGAGGTGTTAAGTAATCCTCATCGTGTTGGTAGCAGATACCGGCAAAGATACCAGTGATACTGGAACCGTCAGCACGTTTACTAAATGATATAGCTCGGTCCTGAACGTGTCCCATAATACAGCTCATGTGTTTCTTTTGCAGCAACAGGTTAGGGCTACTGACTGGTCTACCCATCACACCTGAAGTAAAGTAATGGCTGTATGCAATGTTGTTTATGATTTTTACATCCAGAAAGTCTTGCACCTGCCAGCCATATTGCTTCAAATTAAAATCACTATAGCCTATCAAGCCTTCTAGTTTCCTGTCGGAATCAATAGCTCTTACAATTCTTTGTTCATGATTACCTATCAAGAAAACCAACTGAGGGTTCCATGTTTTCTTTCTGTTCTTCTTAAGCCGATTGACCTCAGTAACGATAGGCTTCATCAGCTT